TGGCAGACGCCAGCATCTTTGCCCTTATGGGCTCGCCGACAAAGGCACGAGAGTACGTATTTATTAATAGAGCGGTGCTGCGGGGGGTGTCTGCTGCTGCGCTTCGAACGGGTGTTTTCCCTGCTGGTTCCAAGCTTCTGGTGATTAATCAGGGATTTATCAAAGGCGCCGGAGGCGCTGGCGGTACAGCGGGTGCGGGCATGCCAGGCAATCACGGGCTTTTGATTGAGTTCGCGACAACCTTAGATAACTCTGCCGGGTATATACGAGGCGGTGGCGGCGGTGGAGGCTTGGGACAGCACCGTACTTTTAGATCAGATGGTGCCACCCAAACCGGTTACGGCGGCGCAGGCGGCGCTGGCGAGGGGGTTAACCCGGCAAAACCTGGAGCAGCGGGGCAAGCGATATCGGACGACGGTTCTGGCGGTTACGGCGGCGTCGGCGGAGCAGCCGGCGTGGCTGGTTCGGCGGGCTATGTCGGGTGGTCAAACACTACTTATGCCACTTACGGGCCGTGGGCCGGTGGTGCGCCAGGTGCCGCGATTATTTCGGGAGGTAATGTCTTAACTTTCGTGGCGGGTAATTCTTCTGATCGTGTAAAGGGGGTTGTATCTTGAGCAAATTTTCAATTGTCTCAATCTCTCCGGAAATGGGGACGATGGTCATTAACTGGGGTTCGGTAACCCTGAATCACTTTATACCTGCCGAGTTAGCTGGGGCTGATAGCCTTTCGGCTGCGGAGATCGAGGAGCGAATTGAGGCGATGCGCCCTGTGGTGCCTGAGCCCGTGAAAGTACCGGCCGCTTTAGCGGCAATGGTTCAATCTGTAGTAATAGATCCAGATACGCGTGAGCGCGCTTGGCGTGACGGGGTTATATCGCTGCTGATCGAATCTCGAGATCGTCACCGCGACGAGGTCGAGCTTGGGATTGATACGACTCTTACAGCTGCGCAGTTCGCAGAGCTGCTGGCTTATATCCAAAAGCTGCGCGATTGGCCTCAATCGCCAGAATTTCCCGATCAGTCGAAGCGGCCACAGCCGCCGGCCTCGCTCACCTGATCACATCCGGTAAGCGTGGTGCCTCTTGTACACCACTCTTTTACAACTCCCCGCGCTCGCCCATCCGGCGCGCGCGCGGCAGCCTGTGCACTGTCATTCCATCACAGCGCAGGCAACCACCCATGGCCGGTTCAGACTATCTCCACGGCGTGCGGGTTCTCGAACTCAACGACGGCACCCGCCCCATTCGCACCATCGCAACCGCAGTCATCGGCCTGGTATGTACGGCTGAAGATGCAGACCCGCTCGCTTTCCCGCTGGACACTCCCGTCCTGCTGACCAACGTGCAAACCGCCATCGCCAAAGCCGGTGTCAAAGGCACCCTGGCGAAGAGCCTGCAGGCCATCGCGGACCAGACCAAGCCTTACACCATCGTGGTGCGGGTGAAGGAAGGCGCAGACGCAGCTGCTACCTCCACCGCACTGATCGGCACCACCACCGCTGACGGCAAATACACCGGCATGAAAGCCCTGCTCGCGGCCAAGGCCCGTGTGGGCATGACTCCACGCATTCTCGGCGTGCCAGGCCTCGACAGCCAGCCAGTGGCTACTGCTCTCGTCTCGATTGCCAAAGACCTGCGCGCCTTCGCCTACGTAAGTGCGTGGGGCTGCAAAACCAAGGAAGAAGTGGTCGCCTATCGCCAAAACTTCGGCGCGCGTGAGGTCATGGTGATCTGGCCGGAGTTCATGAACTGGAGCACCGTCACCAACGCTACCGTCACCACGTCGGCGGTAGCACGTGCGCTGGGCCTGCGGGCCCTGATCGACAAGGACGTTGGCTGGCACAAGACCCTCTCCAACGTCGCGGTCAACGGCGTGACCGGCATCAGCGCGGACGTGTTCTGGGACCTGCAAAACCCAGCTACCGACGCCAACTACCTCAATAGCAACGAGGTCACCACTCTGATCAACGAGGGTGGCTTCCGCTTCTGGGGCAGCCGCACGTGCAGCGACGATCCGCTGTTCGCGTTCGAAAACTACACCCGTACCGCGCAAATCATCGCCGACACCATGGCCGAAGCGCACATGTGGGCCATGGACAAGCCCATGCACGCGTCCCTAGTCAAAGACATCATCAACGGGGTCAATGCCAAGTTCCGCGAGCTGGTTAACCAGGGCTATCTGATCGGTGGCAGTTGCTGGTATCCCGAAGACGTAAACGACGAGGTCACCCTCAAGGCTGGCAAGCTGACCCTCGACTACGACTACACCCCCGTGCCGCCCCTGGAAGACCTCACGTTCCGTCAGCGAATCACCGACCGCTACCTGATGCAGTTCGCCGCCGCCGTCAACGCTTAAACCGGGCCTCCCCGCGAGGGGAGTTAACCCTGTGCCATAACTCCGGAGATTCCCGCCATGGCCATGCCTCACAAACTGAAAAACATGAACCTGTTCAACGACGGCGGAAGCTACGCAGGCAAGGTCAAGACCGTCACCCTGCCCGCCTTGGGCCGCAAGATGGAGGCCTGGCGCGCCGCCGGCATGAATGGCCCGGTCAAGGCTGACCTGGGCATGTCCGACGACGGCATCCAGCTGGAATGGAAGCTGGGCGGTCTGGACCTGATCGTGCTCAAGCAGTTCGGCGCGGTCAACGCAGCGGGGATTCCCCTGCGTTTCGCCGGTGCCTTCCAGCAGGACGACACCGGTGAAATCAGCGCCGTAGAGGTGACTGTTCGCGGCCGTCACGAAACCATTGAAATGGGCGACGCCACACCTGGTGAAGACACCGAGCATTCCGTCACCACCACCTGCACCTACTACAAGCTGACCGTCGACAACGAAGACATCATCGAAATCGACCTGCTCAACTTCATCGAAAAGGTCGGCGGCGTCGACATGCTGGAGAAACAACGCAGCGCCATCGGCCTTTGATCGGCGGTATCGATCGCTAACCGCATACCCTCATAAACAGGAGCTTTCCCATGAAAAATCTGGATACCGAGCAACCCGACGTTAAACCCCTGGCTGACGACAACACCGTCATCCTCGACACGCCGATCCGCCGTGGCACCACCAGCATCGACAGCATCACCCTGCGCAAGCCCAACTCGGGCGAGCTGCGTGGCGTGAGCCTGTCCGAGTTGTTGCAGATGGACGTCAACAGCCTTGTAAAGGTGGTGCCGCGCATCAGCAACCCTACCGTCACCTCCATTGAAGTCACGTCGATGGACCCGGCCGATCTGTTCGCGCTTGGCACCAAGGTGTGCGGTTTTTTGTTGCAGAAATCGATGAAGACGGACGCATCCCTCGTTGCGTAGAGGACGCCATGGCCGACCTGGCCGTGGTTTTTCACTGGGCACCGACTGACATGGATCAGTTGGGTCTGAAGGAACTGATGGACTGGCGCGAGCGCGCCAGGGTGCGGAGCTCCACCGATGGCAAATGATCTGAGACTTCAGGTGCTGCTCAGTACCATCGACAAGGCTACCCGCCCGCTGAAGCACATCAGCGAAGGGGGCATCGAGACGGCGCGTGCCCTCAAGGCCGCTCGCGACCGCCTGAAAGAACTCACCTCCCAACAGAAAGACGTCAACGCCTGGCGGGCTCAGCGTGCAGCTGCCGAGCAAACCGGTGCTTCGCTCGCTGCGGCACGTGATCGAGTCAAATCCCTCAGCCAGGAACTCGCCGCGACCGACGCGCCGACCAGGGCAATGACCCGCAGCTTCCAGGCAGCAGTGCGCGAGGCCACCCGGCTCAAGCAGCAGCACCAGCAACAGAACGTGCAGTTGCAAGGGCTGCGATCGAAGCTCCACGACGCCGGCATCAGCACTAAAAATCTCGGCACCCATGAGCGCCAGCTGCGCGAGCAAGTAAACGCCACCAACGCCAGCATCAGTACGCAATCCAAGCGCATGGCCGAGCTGAGCGCCCAGCATAAGCATGCGGCGGCGGCTCGCAGCCAGATGGAGAAGTCACAGCGCGCCGCCGGTAACCTTGCCGTGAACGGTGCCGCCGGCTTGGGCGTTGGCTACGCCGCCAGCCGCCCCGTCGCTGCCGTAGTGAAGGCGTTTGCACCTAATGAGGATTCCGCAACACAGCTCAAAGTGTCGATGATGGACGACACCGGCAAGGTAGCCGAGGACTTCCAGAAGATCACGGACCTGGCCACAAAGCTGGGTGACCGTTTGCCAGGCACCACCGCTGACTTCCAGGAAATGATGACCATGCTGAGGCGCCAGGGCCTCAGTGCCCAAAGCATTCTCGGTGGGACAGGTGAGGCAGCCGCGTACTTAGGTGTGCAGCTCAAAATGCCGGTGGCCGAGGCCGCTGAGTTTGCGGCCAAAATGCAGGACGCTACCCGCACCTCCGAAAAAGACATGATGTCGCTGATGGACACCATCCAGCGTGGTTTCTACGCGGGCGTTGACCCGACCAACATGCTCCAGGGCTTCAGCAAGATCGCGCCGGTGATGGACACCATCAAAAAATCGGGCATCGACGCCGCCGCTGAGCTGGCGCCGCTGCTGGTCATGATGGATCAGGCTGGCATGGAAGGCGGCGCCGCCGGTAACGCATACCGGAAGATCTTCCAGGCGGGCTTGGACAAAGATGGGGTCAAGGACGTCAACGAGATTATGGCGATCGAAGGAAAGCCCATCCGTTTCAAGTTCACCGATGACAAGGGCAACTTCGCCGGCCTGGAAAACCTGTTCGCCCAAGTCGAAAAGCTCAAGATCCTGAACGACGAAGACCGCACCGCCACCATCAAGGCTCTGTTCGGTGATGACTCCGAAACGATGACCACCTTGAACACCATGATGAATAAGGGGCTGGCCGGGTATAAGGAGGTCCAGCAGAAGCTGCAAACCCAGGCCGATCTGCGTACCCGCGTCAACGAGCAGCTCAACACCCTTACCAACGTAATGGAAGCCGCAGAGGGCAGCTTCACCAACGCCATGTCAGAGTTCGGTGACGCAGTCGCACCTGAGTTGAAAGATCTGCTCAAGTATTTGAGTGAAATCGCCAACAACATCGGCGCTTGGGCTCGTGAGAATCCCAAGTTGGCCGGTGGACTGGTCAAGGTAGTGGCCGCAATTGCTGCGCTGGCATTCGTTTTCGGCGGTCTGGCGCTGACCATGGCAAGCATGCTGGGGCCGTTTGCGGTGCTGCGTTACGGCATGACCCTGTTCGGCCTCCAGGGCGGCGGCATCACCAAAATGCTCGGCCGGTTGATGCCCACGCTGACCGGACTGGCCCGCAATGCGTTCCCCATGTTTGCCCAGGGTGTTCGTATGGTCGCCACGACAATGGGCGGCGCCCTGCGCACCGTAGGCGTTGCTCTGTGGGGGCTGGCAGCGAACCCAATCGTTCTGATCATCGCCGCCGTTGTCGCCGCGCTCGCCGGCGGGGCCTACCTGATCTACAAAAACTGGGATGCGGTGAAGAACTACTTCGCCAACGCATGGACCGAAATCAAAGCGGGTTTCGATGGTGGGATCGGCGGCATCATCACAACCCTGGTTAACTTCAGCCCGCTCGGCTTGGTGTATCAAGCGTTCGCCGGCGTGATGAGTTACCTGGGCATCGAACTACCCGGCCGCTTCACCGAGTTCGGCGGCATGATCGTCAACGGCTTGATCAATGGGCTGACGGCCGGAATCGACGCCGTCAAAAGCGCCATCGGCTCGATCGGGGACGCCAGCATTGGTTGGTTCAAGGAAAAGCTCGGCATCCATAGCCCTTCGCGGGTGTTTGCGGAGCTTGGCGGGTTCACCATGGCCGGGCTTACTCAGGGCCTTGAGGGAGGGCAGAAAGGCCCGCTGAACGCCCTGACCAGCTTGGGCAAGCAGATGACTGCCGCAGGCACATTGGCGCTCGGCGCCACCGCGATGCCGGCGTTTTCCGTGGATAACGCGCCCCCGATCAGCGGATCGTCCTCAGCCGCTGTTTACGACAGCCACGACACCTACCAAATCACCATCACGGCAGGACCAGGCACCGATATGCAAAGCCTGGAAAAAAGCCTGCGCGCGATGCTGACCCGCATCGAAAACGAAAAGAAAGCGCGTCAGCGCAGCAAACTCTCCGATCTGGAATAACCACCATGATGATGGCCCTCGGCATGTTCGTGTTCAGCCTCCACACTGCCGCCTACCAGGAGCTGCAACGCCAAACCGATTGGCGCCACGCCAGCAACAACCGCATTGGTGCAGCGCCCGCGCGGCAATTCGTTGGCCGGGGCGAAGACGCCATCACCCTCCCCGGCATCCTCTTCCCCGAGCTGGCCGGCACAGCGCTAAGCCTCGACTCGCTACGCCTGATGGCAAACACCGGCAAGGCATGGCCCATGGTCGAGGGCACCGGGCGGATCTACGGCCTGTGGGTGATCGAAAGTCTCAGCGAAACCAGGACCATATTCTTTCCCGACGGCACGGCACGGCGTATTGAGTTCACCCTGAGTTTGAAGCGGACCGACGATGACCGTATCGACCTTCTCGGCGCCGGTGCCAGCATCGGCGTAAATATCCTGAGGGGCCTGCTGTGATCGATCCAATTATTGCCAAGGTCACTGGCTACCTGCGCAACACCGCAGAACGCCTCGTCCGGGACGCAGCCTATCCGGTGCCGGCATTCCGGATCGCCGTCGACGGCCTGGACATCGCCCAAATAATCAGCCCACGCTTGATGAGCTTGGAGTTGACCGACAATCGCGGCGTCGAGGCAGACCAACTCAGCATTACCCTCAGCGACCATGACGGCCTGCTGACGATTCCACCGAAGGGTGCAGTGGTCCGATTGTGGTTGGGCTGGAGCGACACCGGCCTGGTGGACAAAGGCACCTACACCGTCGACGAAACCGAACATAGCGGCGCACCGGACGTGCTCAGCATCCGCGCTCGATCGGCAGATCTGCGTAAGGGCCTGAAAACCAAGCGCGAGCGCAGTTGGAGCAACACCACCCTCGGCGACGTCCTGGGCGATATCGCCATCGGCAACGGACTCACCGCCACCATTTCCGGTGCACTCGACGGTTTGCCCATCCTGCAGCTCGACCAGGCGAACGAGTCCGACGCAAACCTGATCAGCCGCCTGGGCGAAGAGTTCGACGCGGTGGCCAGCGTCAAGGCCGGGTGCCTGCTGTGCCTGCCGGCAGGTGGCGGCAAGACCGCCAGCGGCATGGACCTGCCCCACATCACGCTCACCCGCGCCGACGGTGACCAGCACCGCTACCTGCAAGCTGACCGCGACAGCTACGACGGCGTGCGCGCTTATTACTACGACGTGAACAGCGCTAAAAAACAGGAAGCCGTTGCCGGCGGCGGCGACAATCTTAAAGACCTACGCCACACGTACAGCGACCAGCAATCCGCATTGCGCGCCGCCCGGGCGGAACTCAGACGCCTGCAACGCGGCAGCGCCACGCTCAGTTACACCCTGGCAATGGGCCGACCGGATCTGATTCCCGAACTGACGTACACGCTCCAGGGCGTGAAAGCGGAGATCGACGAGATCATCTGGTACGGCGGAAACGTGCAGCACAGCCTCACTGACAGCGGCGGGTATACCGTGAGCCTGGAACTTGAGTGCAAGCTGCCGGAGGACAACGTTGAAGACCTGGCAGAAGAGAATCGAGGCGATTACACAGGGATCATTGCGTACTACCGCGACCAGAAAACTGGCAAGGAAAAGACGATTACGGCGGGAGATCAAGCGAAGCCGAGACGTCTACGTTGGTTGTATGCCAGTGAGAGGACGGCTAAGCGAGCGGTAGATAGGGAATGGAAAAAAACCAAAAACAATATTTCTTAGTCTTTTATTGGTATCGAGGAAATTTGAAAATTGCCAATCAGCTTTCATGAGCTAGCATGATTACTCACTCTTTCAGCAAGAAAAGAGCCTGCAGCCAACACAAAGAAGAGAAAAAAATGAGCAAACATTTCAACTACGAGCTAGTAAAAATTGCTTCCATCACCTTACTTGGAGCTTGGCTTACAGGATGCGCTACAGCAACAGTTCCGGTAACTGATGGAAAAACTTTTGACCCACAGCTAAAGATGATACCACTAGCTACGCCCATTCCAATACGCACTATCGATACGATAGATAAAAAAACCAATAAACGCGTAGAGAAAGACATCCTGACTATGACATCATCTGAAATCAGGAAAAGACTAACAACATATGAAAGCTTTACCACAATACAGAAGAGAGACACTTCAGGCGGTTTGACCTATATAGGAAATAGCGCAAAAGTCGGCAAAGGGACTTACATAATAACTTTTGATTATGTTAACTATACAATTCAGGAAGTTTCCTTTAATGGCTCAGCAAAGAAAGCCAACGGCCAGATCGGTGTAGGACTAAAAATAACAGCAGAAGTCACGACTTTTACAAATGATGTTGATATAGGAGGATTGTTACCGTTAGGTATTGCATTCCAAGACAATAAAGTCAGCGGAAATCTTCGCTTCAAAGCTTATGGATTGAGTAATGACAAGGTGGCGTCTCTTATCCCAGCAGACAGACAAGTGCTAGATGTATCAGGGATACAAAAAGCTTTTGAAGCCGCTGCAACTGTACGATTGCTGATTAGCTTAGACGAAACCAATCTCGAACCAAACTTGATTGGGGTGACGGGAGTGTCAGTAAGTGAATCCGAAAGCGCAGTGGATGCGGTGAAGTCGAAGCTTATGAAAACACCCTAAAATTTGAAATGTATGTGGACCCCTAATTTAGTCGGGGTCCACAAATTTACTATTCGGGAGCATACTCGAAAACTTTTGCCAAGCGCAGCAAGTCTTGCTGACGCTGATCGCTTAAGACCCTGAACACTGTCAGCAACATCACCTCCTTATCAGTACGGCAATAAGCGTCCACGATTGACTCTTGGCTTTCCGACAAACCGCTGCTCTCTATCATGCGAGTACTCCTTTCACACATAACCGGAGCCGGGCACCACAATGGCGCCACTAAAGTGCTCCGGAGAACAGCTAATTTCCCTGACATGCGTATATGTAGTTGACCCACTCAAAAAAAAACCATGAAATATTATCAGTTCATAGACGCCCTGAAGGAGCGCGAACATCAATTATCCATTTATTCATAGGGTTGAATTCACATTCATAGATATGTTTTTGGAAACTCAAAAACCGTTCTGAAATTCGATTTCGTCACCTATGTAATTAATAGCGACGTTTTTTTGGTTTAACCAATGGAAATGGCTAAATTTCGTTTCAAAGGTGCCATCAGTGCACTGTGAACTGTACTTAGCAAGCCGTTCCACCGAGGCCTCTCAATACAAACTTTCCGCCACGGTGAACTTATCTCCCGCGCATTGAAGATCTTTACGGCAGGCCGCGTCATCAATATCTGCTTCTATGTCCGCTTGCGCGTCTTCTAGCTTGTCGCTTTTCCCGCTAGAACACATGGAAACAGCAATACCAATGATCATCACCAAAACCAAGAGTCCGCCAATAGCGCTTGCTGTCGTAACGCCCGGGTCCGCAACGCCACAGTTGGGACAGGTCTTCGCCGATGCGGCTACGGTGTGCTTGCAAGATTTACAAGGCTTCAGCGCCACTCCTTTATTCCTTTGACATCCCTGAAAAACTATCTTTTGGGGCGGCGTATGACATTCGAGTACCTGCCGAAACCTACTCCCACTCAGCTACTGGGAGTCTTTACCTGGAGTCCAGCAACACTGGCAAATGCTGAGGCGGTGCGCAGCAATAGCTGCCGGTCAGCCTCGCTCACATGCTCGTACACCTCAAGAAACTTCGACGCGTCGGCTCCGATACTGTCGAAGGCTTGTCGTTTACGCTCACCGGTCACTACGTAAAGGATGTCAACGCCTCGCTCCGCTACAGCGGCGAGATAATCCGCATCCGGGCTCCGATCACCCTTTTCGTAGTTGAACTGAGAGGTCTTTGCCACGCCTGCAAATGCGGCGAAATCCGCTTGATTGAATCCCAAGCGGACGCGCTCTTCCCTCAGTCTTTCACCGATATTCAACAAAACAACCCCTTTTTGAGTTGACTATTCAACACTCGTTGAATAATCTTCCCCTGTCATCACACGAAATCACACGAAACGAGACTATGCCGAACGCATCCCCCATTGAGCAAGCATGCCAAGAGGCCCGTGACCGTCTCGCACGACTCGGGATATCGGCAAAAGACTGGGCTGAAGAACATGAATTCAACCCTTCGACGGTTTACGCAGTTTTGAACGGCCAGAAAAAGTGCTTGCGTGGTGAAGCTCACCGCGCCGCTGTGCTGCTCGGTATCAAAGACGGCGTGATACCAAACTAGAGCCTCTGGCTCCGCGGGGAAACCAGAAGATGAAACGCCCACTTCTAGACAGCAGAAAGAGCGTCGTTATGGCCGTCATCAGCGCCTACCCAGGTGGCCGCATGTACGCCTCGGCCGATCTAGGCATGCCACTTAAGAAGTTCGACAACCAGGCCTACGAGAACGCCGGCAGCCGCCCGCTGACCGATGAACACATTCACCGACTAGAGCAAGTCGCCGGGACCACATTCCTGGCCGACTACATCGCTGCAATGTATGGCGGTATGTTCGTACCGCTGAGCCTCCCGGAGAACCTGGACAACGTGGAGTTGTATAGCCGCTCGCTCAAGGCCTCTGCCAAGCGCGGCACGGTCGATCAGATCATGTCTGCGGCTCTGGATGATGGGGTCATTGAAAAGCGTGAAGCCGATGCAATCATCGCCGCGCTGGTTACTTACATGTCGGCCCGTTACGCCGAGGTGTTTGCGACTATCCAGCTCTACAGCCAGGGAGCTGTTCAATGAGCACTTACAAACTGGTTTGCCCCCACTGCCACGGCCGCATGCGTATCCGCACCAGCGAAGGCCAACATATTTTCCTGCGTATCACCTACATGCAATGCACCAACGAAGCGTGCGGCTGGGCGGTGCGCGCTGAATTTCAGATGACCCACGAACTGAGCCCTAGCGGCATGCCCAACCCAGCTGTAAAGCTGCCGGTTGCGGACGTGGTCATTCGGCGCCAGGCAATGAAAACCGCCAACGATCAACCCGACCTGCTGGATCAATTGGATATGGAGGCCGCAACTGTATGAACACCATCGCCCTTACTACCAACCCCACCAGCGACTACCGTGCCGCGATGCAACAGGCCGCAGTTGCCTACCTCTACCGCCACCGTTGCGCGCACTTGGCCGGAGACAGCCAGTTGCTCGACAACTGCACGCGGTATCTGACGCTGTCGCTTGAAGTACCACAGCCCCTGGTGCAACGCATTGCTGAACTGGCCATTGCCGAGTTCGAAAGCATGACCTGCAAGCGGATCGCCTGGCTTGGCATTCACCCCAACAGCGGCCCATACCGTCCGGTCATTCTGCTGCTGGACAACTGCACCAACCAGCGCTACCGCGTCTCGGCACGCTTGCTTCCTACGCGCCTGCTGCTGACCCGCAACCTCCCGCACTAACCCGAAGTCAATCCCTGATGGATGCCCGCACCGCGTGGGTAGGGGAAATTTGCAACTTACTGGTGACCGAAATGAGCAAAATCACCATAAAACTGGAGCTGGACGAACAGCAGGCGCAGCACTACCTGCTGTGGTTGACCACTCAGTACGAAGTCACCATGGCTGATATTTGGTACTCCGACCGCTACCGGAACGTGCCGAGCGGTCAACGGGCGCCAAAGGTGCTTGAGGACTTGCCGTACCTGGCTGGTATCTGCAAAACGCGCAGCGAGCTGAAAAAACAGCTCGTTGTACCTATTGCGGAGCGTCCGCAGTGATACGTAAGCCTATGGAAGAAAAGATCCGGGCTGACGTACTTCAGCGTCTGGAGTCCGATTACGGCCTTCAGCACATGACCGGCACGCATTACATGCGCAAGGGTACCTGCCCCCAGTGCAATCAGAAACGCCTGTTCTCGCGTCACGATGAACCATGGTTCATACGCTGCGGCCGCGAGGAAAAATGCCGGTATATGGCGCCGACCAAAGAGCTGTACCCGGACCTGTTCGACGACTGGAGCAAGCGTGCGCCGGCTACCCGCGATGAGCCAGCCGCAAGCGCAAGAGCGTATTTGTCGTTTGCGCGGGGTTTCCAAGTCGAGTTGCTTGACGGGTGGTTCACCCAAGAGAGCTACTTCGATCGCGACCTGAATATCGGCTCCGCAACGGTCCGCTTTCCCCTGGAGCACGGCGGGTACTGGGAGCGCTTGATTGATCAGCCTTCCCGCTTCGGCAAGAAGAAAGCCCGCTTCCAGCCCCTCAAGAGCTACAGGGGGCATTGGTGGTGCCCACCGTGCTTGGACCTGTTGGAAGTGAACGAACTGTGGATCGTTGAAGGCATTTTCGATGCCATTGCGCTCATTCAAAACGGTATCTCCGCCGTCGCCGCCCTGTCATCAAACGCCTTTCCAGACGAGTCGCTGAAGGCGCTCATCACCGCTCGCGGCGGCAAAACTCCCAAGTTGGTTTGGGCCTTGGACAACGAGCCAGGGGCTCACAAATACACCCGCACCTGGGTGAAACGTGCCCGCGAACTTGGCTTTACCTGCGAAGCCGCCCAGGTCACGCAGCCGGATGCACGCAAGGTTGACTGGAACGATCTGCACCAGCGCTGGGCCTTTATAGACGACGAGAAAGCCCGCGCGGAACGCATCGAAAAAGACCTGAAGGAAGCCCGCCACCAGGGCGCCCTGCTGATCGCAGACAGTGCCAGCGACAAGGCGTTGCTCATGTACCAGTGGCGCGAGCGCGAGGAGTTTCACTTCTGCTTCGACTCCCGCCTGTACTGGTGGAAGTTGGACCTTGCGAAATACAACAGCGCCAAGCAGGCATTGGAGAAAAGCGACGACCAGGAAGCCCAGGTACTGAACGAAAAGCAGCTGCGGGAGAAGGCGCTGAACGTGGCCGGCTGCGTCGTAGAAATCGCCAACTGCTACCCCAAAGCCCTCTATTTCCAGCGCAACGAGATTACCGACGAGTCCTGGTACTTCTTCCGCGTCGACTTTCCTCACGACGGTGGCTCAGTGAAAAACACCTTCACAGGCGGCCAGGTCGCTGCCGCCAGCGAATTCAAAAAGAGACTTCTCGGCATGGGCGCCGGGGCCGTGTTCACCGGCAGTGGACAACAGTTGGACAAACTCATGAAAGACCAGCTTTTCGGCATCAAGACGGTACAGACCATCGACTATGTGGGCTACAGCAAGGAATACCACTGTTACGTGTTCAACGACGTTGCCGTCCGCGAAGGCCAGGTGATCCACATTAACGAGGAGGAATTTTTTGAGATGGGCAAGCTGAAGCTCAAGACTCTGCAAAAGGGTGTGAAGATCGATCTGGAGAAGGACAGTAAAAAATACGACCAACAGTGGCTGGGGCTTCTGTGGCAGTGCTTTGGCGCCCAGGGAATCGTCGCGCTGACGTTCTGGTTTGGCTCACTGTTTGCCGAACAGATCCGCAGCCGCTACCAGTCGTTTCCGTTCCTTGAAGCCACGGGCGAGGCCGGCGCCGGTAAAACCACCTTGCTTACCCTGCTCTGGAAACTGGCAGGCCGGGACGGATACGAAGGGTTCGACCCGTCCAAGTCCACCAAGGCAGGCCGTAGCCGCCTGATGGGCCAGGTATCGGGCATGCCAATCGTGCTGCTGGAGTCGGACCGTAGCGGCGATGACAAGGCCCACGCCAAGACCTTCGAATGGGACGAACTCAAGGACTACTACGGCGGGGGCACACTCGCGACCAAGGGCGTCAAAACCGCCGGCAACGAAACCTACGAACCGCCGTTTCGCGGCACGATCGCCATCAGCCAGAACGCCCCTGTGGTCGCATCTGAAGCGATCATGACCCGTATTGTGAAACTGCACTTTGTGCGCCCGAACGTGACGCCAGAGAGCCGAGCGGCGGCAGATCGGCTCAATGCCCTGGAAGGCTCGACGCTCAGCAATTTTGTCTTGCAGGCGGTTCGCAAAGAGCTGGAAGTGATGGAGCTGTTCGCCCAGCGCATCCCTGGCTACGAGGCTAAGTTGCGCAACCTGCATTCGCATTGCTTTGCCTGCGAGACACCGTTTCAGGACGAGCAAGCCGATTGTCAGCACTGCGGCAACAAGCTGCGTGGGTACATCCGGGTGGAGCGGATCAACAAAAACCACGCACAACTGCTCGCCCTGCTCGACTGCCTGCGCATGGTGGTCCCGCTCACTGAACCGCAAATCAGCCACACCCGCACGCAGATCATCCGCATGGCGATCGAGCGCCAGTCCTCGATAAGCTCCGACCATCCGGTGGTGGCTGAATTCTGGGAAGTCTACGAATACCTGGAAGGCCTTGACGCCGACGGCCCAGTGGTCAACCACAGCAAGAAAGACAACATCATCGCGATCAACCTCAACGACTTTGTGAAGTGCGCAGCCGAGCATCGACAGAAGATTGCCGACGTCAGCGAGCTGCGCGAGCGCTTGAAAGACTCACGTTCGCGCAAGTTGATCGACACCAATAAAGCGACGGATAGCGCGGTGCGGGCTCACCAGGCCAAGAACAGCAATGCCGTCATTACCAAGCAACCCATCGTTAAGTGCTGGCACTTCCAGGCTTAACAACTCACCTGCCAGGCGCTGCAACGTCTGCCACCCAAAGGAGAAGCACCATGCACGTACAAGTCATCACGGGTGACGGCCAGCACGGCGAAACCAACCGCCTGCGGCACCTGAAAGAGCTGAAAGACTGGTTTAACGAGTCCGGGAAAATCGTTCACGCCGAAGCCTACGACCCGGCCGGTCTGGTCGCGATACTTGAGGTTCGTGCGGTGAGTGACAAAGAAATCCTGGTGCTGGAGTGCAGCCGGGATCAGATCCAGGCAGTCCTGGAATGGCAGTCAGCAACTGATGAGGTTGTTGAGTTTGAAAACCTGCTGCTGCACCTGATGCGCAAGCAAAACCCAACCGGCGAAAGCCAATAAGAAGGTGGTGCCGAGGGGCTGCAACCCCTCGACACCGACCACCCAAAGGAGAAGCACCATGCAAGTGAATCAACCCAAAGGCGGCACCGCAGAGGCTACCACAACGCCGCTGGCTGTCGGCGACAAGGTCAACTACGTCGAAATGAGCGGCGGTGGTCGGGAATACCGTCTCAGTGCTCGTACCGGCGTGATTGAAGCGATCGATGGCGGCGTTGCCACCTTGCGCACCGCAAAGGGTCGCATCATCAGCCAACCACTCGAAAAGCTGGCGCCGGACGGTCAGCCCAATGCACTAACGCGCATGCTCATGGGAGGTTAGCGTATGACGGTATTTCTTCTGCTTTACCTATGCGCAGATGCAACCCGAACGGATTGCCAGGTGGTGAAGGCCGACAGCTGGAATGGCCCTCTCGCCTACGAGCAATGCGCTGCTGTAGTGCCAGGCCTTACCGAGGCCCTGACTGCGCCCAACCGAAAGCGGCATCGGTTCGTTTGCGAGCCCCAGGGTAATGACGCGAAACCCGCAGAACACAAAGCGCAGCCGGCGTTTATTCATCAATCGTTTCGGATGTGAGGGAGCCACCATGAATACAGCCTTTATCTTGATGGCCCAATACGACGGCCAGGTCATCATCCCGCTGGAGCTGGTGTGCCGTGATTACTTCACGCACCTGACGCCGGAGATGTTCCAGCGCAAGGTGATGAGCGGTCAGATCAAGCTGCCCATTACCCGCCTGGAGGTCAGCCAGAAGTCGGCCAAGGGCATCCACCTCTCCGACTTCGCTGCCTACCTCGACTTGCAGCGCGCCGCCGCTGTGAAGGAACACAACCAGCTCAACGGGATAAAACACGCCGTGTGAGCCACTTCTCTGATGCGGCGCCCAGTTGGACGGGCGCCCTCAGTATCTTTTCGTGCCATTCCCAGCCCACATAGCGGTCACCCTTGCCACGCAGGTGGGTGTAGCGCCGCATTGAATTCCAATCCCGGTGGCCGGACACACTTGCCACGCGTGGAATGTCCCAGTCCATTTCAAACAGGCGGCTGACGCCTTCATGGCGAAGGTCGTGGAAGTGCAGGTCCGCAACTTCCAGGAATTTGCAGGCTTTGGCCCAGGACGTGGAGATGGATTCAGGGCTGTAGGGGAAGATGTCCTCACCCGCCTTCGGCATGGTCTGGAGAATCTGCCACGCTTCGTCTGGCAGGTAGCACCACACGTCGTTGCCGATCTTCTGCCCAGGGTTCTTCATGTCACGCACCAGCACCCGCTGGCCAGGCTCGTCGACGTCGGCCCAGCGGATGCGGGTTATTTCATCCAACCGGCGCGTGGAGAACAGGGCAAAGCCCACGACCTTGAGCATATTGATGACCGTTGGGCGCCGCGCCTGCATGGCCTGATAGTGCGTGAGAACCTTATCCAGCTCGTCCAAAGTCGGCCGGCGGTCACGCTCGCGGCTTTTCAGGTTGTAGCCCAACTTACGCAGCACCCGTCGGGCGCCGCCCATGGCGAGCGGATCTACCTGATAGCCCCAGGCGTCTTTGGCGATCGCGAGAACGGCGCCGAGATGCGCCAGGTCGTTGCCGGCGGTCTGCGGTTGGACATTGCCGCCCTCGCGGCTCATCCGAAACAGGGCAAAGTCGACCAGGCATTGGGTAGTGATGTCGGTATCGCTCAGTTGGCCGATGTCCATCTTGCCGATGGCTTCAAGCGTGGCCTTCTTGGTTTTACCCAGCGGCCGGGCCTTTCCCACTTCCAACAGGTACTGGTCGATCATGTCTTTCACGGTAACGCCCTTCCGACTGGCCCGCTCGATCGCGCCAGGCTGGTCCAGCTCCGATTCACGCTTGCGCGTCCACGCCTGGGCGGCCTGTTTCCGGGCGAAGGTCTGGCTCTCTTGGTA